AGACTTGTGGATGAAGCAGAGATTAATGAAGCAGCCGTTGTAATTGTGTTATTCACAAGAACTAATCCGGCAGCATTTGCCGTACTTGTAAGCGCAACTTCACCAGCAGTTACAATAAAATCACCATCAGTAAGAGTTAAATCTCCAGCCGTAAGAGTTAATGCATCAGTACCTTCAGCACTTCCAGCAATAACCGTTGCTCCGTTTTCTCCTACCGTAAATACACTAGTATCATCATCGTTACAGTTGATGAAATACCCATTTGTTGTAAGCGTTCCTCCTCCATTATCAAGGTAGAGCATATCACCAGTTGTAAGAGCATCCATAGTTACGGAAATACCCTTAGCTGCTGTCGTTGCTCCAGCCATTACGACGGAAATACCCTTAGCTGCACCAGTTGTAACACTATCCATTGTCATAGAAAGTCCTGTACCAGTACTTGTTGTATCTCCTGCACTAATAAGTTCTAAAATTTCACCATCAGCCGTAGCGGCATTCGCATTGATAGTCATTATTGCACCAGTCGTAATGCTAGTACTTGAAATATCTACAATTGAATTAGCATTTGTAGCAGTATTATTGACCAAAGTTAAACTTGTTGTATTATCAGCATCAGTTATTGATAATGAACCATCAGTTATTGTTTGATCTCCAACTGTGAGAGTTAAATCCCCACTTGTGAGAGTGAGATTACCTGAAGTAAGCGTTAAGGCTCCACTCGTGAGAGTAAGCGCACCATCATCAAGAATAACAGCTCCTTTCGTGAGCTTAATAGCGTTATCTGTATTAGCGTTCATTGTAAGTCTAATCCCTTCAGGTGTGGTAGCGGTTTCTGTACCCATAACTCCATGAAAGAGTGTTACTCTACCAGAAGTATCATGCGCACCTGTTGAGTTCACATAGAAAATACTCGCACTATCAGCACCAGTTACTGCACCTGATTTAGTGATCAATAACCCTCCTGATGTGTCAGTTTGACCATCATTAAGAGTCATTGGACCATTATCAACTGTAATATCTGTACCATTACTATACGCAGCATCAAGGCTACTTCCTCCAGTTCCTCCACCAAAACTTATAATACCCGCTGCTGTTTTCCCTTCGAAACTATCAGCAGCCGTATCAAACCAAAATTCACCCAACCCCGGACTTGTGGGATTCGTTGCCACATTTGGTATTCGCATTCTATCTTTGAAAAATTGATTCCCTCGGGATTCAACATACGTTGTAGCAAAAGCTAATCTATCCTCTTTAAAAAGACTAACCTTTGGTATAAATTTTTTTAAAATCATAATTTAAAAAAGTTAATAAAATAAAGGTTATTAAAGAGCGTAAACAGCAGAATCGCCAGCACTTGCGTTAGCTGATTTCCAACCACTCCATCCATATGTATATCGACCCATACCACTCATTTTAAGTGCTTTTGTATCGAAATCTTCTTCTTCATCAATCTCAAGAGCCATTCGTGAAATGAAATTAATATCATGATAATCTTTCTCAAGAAGAAACCATGCCGTATCACTACCACTATTTCTTGCTGAAATATAAGGATTAATAAGAACTTGGATATCATATTTATTTGAAGAATAAGCATTAGATCCAGGAGTAATAGTTTTAGTAGTTTTCTTCAATCCTCCAAAATGGATATTGATCGTATTGGAAAACTCGTGGGCTATACGTTCTGATTCTGTTGCTTGTACCACAGCTGATCTAAGCTTAGGTGGTACCATTAAAAGAAGTGTTCCAGTACCTCTGGAATCCATTTCTCCTCTTAAATCTAAAACTTCTTGCATTTGTAAAATCATTGTCTCCAATGCATCGTTACTAAAAACGTCACCAGTTGAACAAGCATTACTTTGTGTAAATGAACCATCTGGTACTGGATGTAAAGTTGAGAAAAGCGGTTTACCATCTCCATAAGAAGTATTAGCTGCCGTAAAACCATTTCTAAAAATAGAGAAAAAATCGTTATTTCGTTTTCTCACCCATGCTCGACCAAGCATTTGTGCGCGTTTTTTTGTTGGTGAATCAGCATAGAGATCATCATCAACAGCTACTTTAGAGATTTGAGTTCCTTTCATGAACTGTTTTGGAATATAAACTGTTTTATACCCGTTCTCTGGATCTTCGTAAGGCACAGACCCATTTTCTGCCGTTTCCTCAAACTGAGTAAGCCCAGCATAATCGTTATCGTATGCAAACGCGCTTGATGTTGTTTGCATATTTGCAACAAATGGAACGTAATCAGCTTCTTGCCGAATCCCGTCAACAATCCATTTTCTAAGTCCAGCTTTTATACTCTCTGGAAATGAGGTTCTTAATATAGTCATTTTTTAATTATGTTAAAAGATAAATTTAATAAACTACGCATTAAACGCACGCTCATTAACTCTGTATCGACCCTTAGTTGAATCTTTTCGACTCACTCCAAGAATTGTAAGTTGTGCTGCCCCTGTACCTGCATCACTCTCATCAACCGTGTACGCATTAAGAAGATCAGTGAAATACCCAGGAAGATTACTTCCAGTCGTTGTACCAATATCAGCATCAGGTACACTCTCAAATTCATCACCCTCCAATACATAATACCCAAGTGCTTTCACTTGTTTATCTGTTTCGTTATCAGACGCAGCAACATAATTCGCCACACCAATCCCTCCCTTTGTATAAGTCCCATCATATGTTTTTTCTGATACCTCAAGTGGTATACCATCACTATCCACAATTCCTGTTACATAAAACCAAAGAGTATTTGTAGCAGTTGCAGCTTGGATAAACCCACCATCAAAATCAGCGAATGATCCTTTATAAATTGTTGCACTATTTTCAATGATCAAAGCTTCTTGTTTTCGATCATTTACTTTAGTTGTAATTTCAAAACCTGCCATAATAATTTTTGTTAATTAATAAATTATTCTTTTTTATAAGATAATAATTCCTTCAAAGAAATTCCCATCTTATTAGCGGATTGTATCTCTTTTTTTGAAACCGTTTCTTGTTTTGTAGAAATACCTCCACCAGCCGAACTTTGTAATTTAGTTACTCCTTTTTCCGCATGTTTCTTATCAAATGTTTTAGCAAGCTCTAAAGCTTGTTTATATGTTGAAGCTCGCTTCGTTACCATTAAACTTTTTGCAATAGGTCGTAACCCTTTTAAAACTAATTCAGAATCATATTCATTCTCAATTCCTTGTGATTCCATAAACGAATCTTCAGCTAATTCGTCTTTTAGTTGTTCTTTTAAAGATCGTGTATCTTTCTCTTCTTTTGTCATCCCTTTTTCTTTATCTCGCTCATCTTCAACAACTTTCATCTTCTTTTTCAATTCACTCACTTCATTTTCTTTATCTTTCCTCTGTTGTACCAATTCTCTCACTCGATCAGAGTACCGTGACTTTTTCTCAGGGAGAGGTTTTTCTTCGTCTACCTCTTCTTCATCCTGTTCATCAGATATCTCCTCCTCCTCCAATTTATCCTCTTCCTCTATTTCACCCATGTCAGGGATATCACTCCCATCCAATACTTCTTCATCTGACGATTCTGAAGAGTTTTTTACGTCTTTGTTCATAACTCTTAATGTTAAATAATATTTTACGTGTAATCCACGATTTTAAAAAATACACCATTCACGAATGAATGGCGTATAGACTCATATTACAGACAACATGACTCAACTGTAATATGAGTCCATATATCACTCATTTACTTTGTCATGTTGTGGTTTGGTTTCAAATAATTAACTTAAATCACTCTTCTTTTCTCTGGTTAATCGTATCCCTATATTAGTAACGAACTTCCCATCTAACTCATCTAACTCTATTTCTTTTAATATATTCTTATTTACCTCAAGATCTAATATGTAATTTTTTTGACTTAATGTTTCGTTACTCAATGCAAGTTGAAATCATGTCGTTTTATTAATAAATATATTATTTAACTCCTTTTTCAAAGAATGCCACTAGGGCTTCAAGGTATTTAATGGAAATTTGTCTATCACGAAGAGTATCTTTATCAAAAGTAACCGTTGGATTCTTTAAAATCTGTACATTATTCTTAATCTTATTATTCAGAAATTTAACAACATTATTATAAGAATTTTTATGTTCTTTAAACATTTCTTTCATTGATGCTGTCACATCTGTTGGTACATTCTTTAACTCTTCCATATTTATGTTTGGTTAGTTTTACAAAGATTACACACTTTTTTGATAAAATCACTCTTACCTTTTTCTATCAACACAATAAACGGTTTTTTACACCTTATACATCTCTCAACTCTTTGCTTATTTTTTATCTCTTCCATTTTATTTATTTTTATCTCTTCCATTTTATTTATTTTTATTATCGCATTGCTGCCATTCTTCTAAGCTTTGCGTAAGAATTAAAAGTTTTATTTCTTCGTTATTGATTTTGCCAACTTCCCAGCATCACTCCTTACCTTCGTTTGCACAGACTTTGGTTTCTGTTTAGGTACATTCATCTTCGGGAATCCTCCCTCCAATCCTCCGCCTTGTGGTGTTGCTTCTCCTCCTTGTGGTGGTACACCTGCTGGACTCATTTCAGGTTGTGGTGGTTTAGGTTGCTCGCCCAAAAGACTTTTCTGCAAATGTTCAATAAATGCTTTCTGTATATTTTGTTTAACTATAGCTGATAATTTAATAAAATGCCCTTTCAGATCCTTAGATCCTTTCTTGTAATAATCACTTGCAATAAATTTCCGTAACGAATCAGCATGTGCTTTATGATCAATTTTCTCAGGTGCAATATACGCTTGTCCAAATACAAGTGATCTAATCTCTCTCACAGGCTCAGTTATACTGGCTGTCATCTCATCAACTATCTCCTTCTTTAAGAAATCATCAGGATTCTCTTTATTCTTTTTAATATCATTCTGCATCCATTTCTTCCAATCTATTTGCGCACTCGCTTCAGGAATACTTCCATATATCTGCGTTCTCTCATTCCATTTCTGTAAATCAAGTTCTTCCAATATCCCAGTCATTGACCCCTCCTGAACCTCTACCACCAACTGCTGCCTAATAAACGGACCCTTTACCTCAAATAAACTTATATCTTCAGGACTTTCCTCAAAAATTATATTTGATACATCTCCTGATTCATCATCATTCTCAATTGAAACTTTGTAATCCTCAATACTTATCTCAGGATACCCCAATTTCTCCTCAACTAATCCCTGCGGATTCAAGTAATCCCTAACTTTCTCCCGAGGGTAAAACTCCATTAAATTCTTTGCCAATTGCTCAAATAAAGTCTTTAACCCATTCATCTCATTATACTTTATTGTTAAATCCATCATTATATTGCTTATCTCCCTCTTGATCGCTGTTTGCGTAGCTTTCTCATTCGGATCAGGTGTTAAGCTTCTTGTATCAACTCCCGTTGTCATCATCTGATACTCTTCCATTAACCCAATCATATCTCCAATCGTACCAGAAATATCAGGTATATCCATAAACTGTACACTCTCCCGAACATTACTTCCTGCTGGTAACTGTAACGCTTGATTCGGTCCCCATACAATATCCTCAGGATCTATATCGTTTCCCACATACACTATAGGGCGTTGTAAAATCATTCGTTTATTATCTAACCCCAAATTAATTAAAGTATTCTTCACTTCAGCAATATGCTGAATCATTGAAATATCACTTGGACAAAATAAATTACCACTATATGGAAAACTCTTTACCATTATCAACGGTATCTGTTTATGTCCAAACGGTATTGGTCCATCATATATAACCACTCCATTCGCAATATAATAACATTCATCAGATGGTGGTAAATATATTCTGTAAACATGTACATACGTACCAGTCTCAGTAATCTCTTCATCTTTCTCCGTTACATCAGCTTCATCTTCAGCTCCCAACGTTGCATCATTTACCCCAACAGGAATAACCGCTTCATAATTTAAAAAACCCTCAAACTCACTTCTAAACTCCACTATATCATACGTATCTTTAATAATTGCAATTTTGGCACTTTGAACATTCCCGTGCAGATCAACCGCATTCTCATCAACCCAAACATCATTCGGATCTTTTCGCGCAACATATAACCCATCATACTCCAATATCCTCTTCTTCTTCGTCTTAAGTATTTCAGTAAGTGAATAAACCTCTCCTCTTTTCTCATCTTTCTTATATATTATCTCATTAATATCCCTATATTTCTCCAAATATCCAGTCTCTATAAACCCAAATCCACCAATAAATACATCAGAAAACGCATAAGATAACTGTGTATTCAAATTCGCTTCCATTGTCTTATTCTCCCACACCTTCTTAAAAGATTCTAACCTCCATATATTCGCTACATCCCTTGTACTAAAATTTGCCGATGGGGGATTCCTTACAAAATCAGCCATCTTTCGCTTAAAAACAGAAAATTCATGAGGAAACTTTACATGTGCAAAAATATTCTCATCAGCATTCGTTCCTTTCTTCGTTCTACTATCCTTAAACGTACGATCGTGCATCAAGTTCCACTCCTTTATAAAAGCATTCTTATACTCACCTAAAGTCTCAAGCTTTTCCGTTGCATACGAAATAATAGAACTGTCACGTTTGCTTATCTTGTATTGTTTATACTTATAATCATTCATAGACAACCTAATTTTATGTATTATATAAATAATACATATTATATAAAAGAAAACAAATATTACTTATTTTTATTTATACACCAATTATATTTGAATAGTTATGTTTCTTAAACTTCTTCATTCTTGAGTTTCCTGTCTTTTGACTACTGGCAACCACATCCTCTAATGCCCTTACCGCTAAGGCATATGCCATTACCCCATCATCATTCCCTCCTGTTGGTGCATTCATCTTATTACTATCATCATACTGATACGCTAAAATCTCAAAATAAGTCTTCTCATGACTCACCATCATCTTTCCATCACGTAAACCCTCCTTCATACTCTCAATCATGTTCTCCTTAACATTTCTCGTGGTATATGTACCAGTACGCTTACCCCATTTCTGAGTCCTTTGATCATACCCAGTCTTCTCCTGATATAAATTATCATAACTATGATGACTCGCACATTCATTCATCATACTCTCCCCCACACCATTCAACTCAATATTTAACTTTGCTTCATTATATTTCAAACAATATCCAATTGCCTTATTCGCAAATACTATAATCGGTTCCTGACTCCTATATGTTAAAACTTGTACCCCTGTCTCCTTATCAATAATTGTCAAAACACTAAAATCTTTCCCCGCTCCAGTTGCCGTATCTATACCTGCTCCATAACTATGACCCCCTCTTGGCTCCTCTTCATTACACCTCTTCACCTCAGATGAATCAAAAACAGGTCTACCAGACTGTAGGAAGGCTTCTGATGCACAACAATTATGAACAACTATACCATTTGCTATAAAACTATGTATATCTGTTTCTATATCATAGGTCTTTTCAATTCTTTCTTTAGAGATCTTAACAACATTATCTCTAAATATTATCTCCTTTGACCCATACCCACTTACAGAATGTGCTTTAAACAACCTCATTTTCTTTTTATTTGAAATAAATCCAAGCGATTTCTTAAACTCATTACACTCATTCATTCTCAATGTTAAAGCTCTTCCTGTGTACACATGACCATCTCCTGATGTTTTATCTTGAATAGTTAATTTTGAGGTTATACCAAAACCTAAAAGAAGATACTGTACGTCTTTTAAAAACAGCTCATAAGCTGAAAATAAAACAATTCTTGCCCCAGACCGATCTATAAATCCATCAGCCTCAAATAACCCTATTAGAAACTGCTTTATAACATTCTTTGGCGACCTAAATATATATTCAGGTATATTTACTTTTCTTTTATAACAACCACTACTATTCTGTCTTAATATTCCTAATTGTTTAAAATATCCGCTTACCTTCACATTCCCTTTTCGAATCTCAAGACATCCTTTATTCTTTCCTGTTAATCTTTCGGTAAACCCTCCTAAGAATTTATTAAATAAAAACCTTATATCTCTTGCTACTTCTATTGCAGTTACATCACAAGCAATAGACACAACCGCATTATTACTTGTATAACTACCGTCACCCATAAAATACCCTAAAAATCTGGAGAACTCTTCATTTATTTCAATAGATGATTTTACAAACGGTATATGTTCCACTTTTACCTTTTGGACACCTTTATTAAAAATAGGTTTTTCAAGAATAACTTCTTTTCCTTCCATATCTCCTAATTCAATATACCCTTCTGGTGTTAATATTTTATGATCCGAGGTAGCCGTTACCTCATACCCTAAACTTGTTAAAAGTTTATATGTTTGTTTTTCTCCCTTATAAAACCAATTCTTAATTATATCACCATCTGGCTTTATATCTTTTATTTTTATAATTCCATCTTTAGTGCTAACCATTGTGTCTCCAATAACACACGGGTACTCTTGAGCAAGCTTGCGTTTCAACGTCGTAGATTTGAAGTAATACCAATTTATCTGCTCATCCGTTAAATTGTATTCTTTTTGACGATCAAGGAAATCTCTTGGTAAAACATGCTTTATCGAAGTTTGATATTCTGGCTCATCAAACCACGCATGGAAAAATCCCTTAAATCCGTTCTGTGGAGAATCTGTCCAAAGATCAAAGAAATGTCCACCAAATCCTTCTGCCGTTGACTCTATACTAATCCTTCCCTCCAATGGTACACTCTCAAAAGCTCCTGTAATAACCTCCTCTGCTCGTTCAGGAAAAGATCTGCTCATCTTTCCCAACTCTGATACATGAAGCCTGTTCACCGTGCCAGACCTTGTACTAAGTGCAACATATATATTTGAATTTATACTCTTAAAGGATATTTCATCTGCCGAATATTTATTTATATCATTCTCTATATTAAGATTTTTTGGTAAATTCTCAATCGCTGTCTTGATTATATTAAACAACTTCATCACATTCTCTTTCCGATCTGCAATTATTACACTTGTAAAATTCTCATTAAACATTGTGTCATCCAATGCATCAATTAATTCAAATGTTGAAATACCAAGCTGCCGAGCTTTTACCGTAATATTTCTATTAGTCCTTTCTTTGTAATATTTTGCCTGAACCACATTCATCACAAATGGCACAATTTGTGAATGCTTATTTTTAATCTTATATAAATTATTCAACCTCCATTCTTTATCCCCTAACGTCTTTGATAAATCTTTTACCATATGACTTTTAAAAATTTAATAAAAATATCATGTTGTTCAAATTATTTTATCTAAAAAAAATAATACAATATTTTTTGACTTTAATCAAAAAATCTGAAAAAAATATTTCAAATAACTTTGTAGTTAAATATATATATATAAATGTTCTGAAAACCAAAGGAGGGTGTACTAAAATGATATCATACCATATTATATATCATATGGCAATGAACATAATCTTGTCAATATAATTATATATATCATTATATATATCATAGCTACGTAGCAATGGCATCAGTAAGCCAAGAACTACACTAATCATGTACAACGTACATTGTACATGATTAAACTCTTGCTTGTGATTATACCTTATTCATATTTAAAGAGCTTAAAACGCCTCTTATTCAAGGGCTTTCTGATCATTTTGACTTAATTTGTCAATAATCGCCTTCAATCCCACCGTCCCAGAATGTTCTACTAGTTGTTTCTCGATATATCCCCTTTTCTTTCCTCTCGTTTTTAGATAGAAAATCAAGCAAGCGGTGTTTCCTTCCCTTATTTGTTTATATAAAGCGTCCTCCACAAAATCTAAAGTGTATTCCTCTACGTTTTCAACTTGTTGCTCAAATTCTTTATCATTTTGTCTCCATCTATAAAATTGTGTTCTAGATATTCCACATGCTTCACAAGCTTTAGAGACTACACCAAGCGAATTTTTTAATGCTCGAATCATATTTTTTTTTGTAATGACACATTTTGCAACTGCCATTGACATATTATATAATGTTATTTAATAAAGTCAACATTATTATTTCACCTTATACAAGGGATATCAAGCATTAATACATATTAATATAGATATAAGTGTTGACTTCAATATATATCTATGATAAGATTTTAATGTCAAAAGGTTAAGAAAAGAAAAGCACTCGCTATACGTCTTCCCCTCTTAATTCTTCTCGACACTTATATCGTAGCTCATTAACACCTCCGAGAATATATACAGACTCAACCCCTCTTTCTATTATATAAATGATAAAAACAGAGATTGAGAAGTTTATATTTTTTACACCACACAATATGGATAAAACAAAATGGCAAAAATTAAGCATTACAGAAAGAAAAGAATTATCTAATAGAATGTCAATCAAGAGATATAATAATATATGCAAAAAGATTCAATCATTCATAAAAGATTCTAAGAAATAAGCTATTGAGGGCTATACGTAGCCTTCCTACTTTATTTTTTCATCACCACATTATGAGGAAAATCACAGAAGCCCAGAAAAAGAACGCAAAGATTCAACGGTCTAACCTCTCACAATTAAGCAAAGAAGCAAAATTTAAAATCCAGACG